CGCTCCTCTCTGCGGCGCGGATCTGAATTCTCTCCACCAAGTCCAACCTACGCTGGGCCATCCGCAAAACGTCAGTCACGCACATGCCCCAACCCCGGTCACTGTACTGACGGTCCCTAAAAGTGGTGTGGGGGTACTGGTTGTATGGCAAGCCATCGACCAAGTCGATTACCTGGTCACCTACATAAATACACCGGAACCCACGGGGATGATCCAGGCCGATGCTCTTCATAACAACGGGAGAGTGGTAGAAATCCCACACCTCAACCATCTTCTGGTTCTCGATTGACCCCTGGTCATGGCGGAACCCAAACGTCTGGTCCACCTCCCTGAAGAGGAAATGGTCCTCTGACACCTCTTTCGCCTGGACTTTGTCCATGTCCACGTCTGGGAAGTAATACTCCACCATATCCAGCGGCATGAACTTTCGTTCTGCGTAATTCAGGCACTGCTCTAATGTCAGATGACGCCACTGCGGGTCTGGAAAAAAATTAAATGGGTGGACAGAACGAATCTGCGGCAATCCAGACTGCCACATTGATGTCCTGGGCTCCACAACCCGCTCGAATGGCTCATCAACCAGAACTGGCTCACCGGCATCGTTCATGCCAGGAATCATCATCTCATCCAGCACCGGAGCCCCAGAGTTGTAGACATACTCTTTCGCCCACTCACCAGCACGAGGGTTCCACTGCATGCACCACAAACCATTGCCAAAAACCATCATGTTCATCTTGGCCGCATGATCTGCGTAAATGAACTCCCTCTTCTCCCAAAAGTGAAGAATGAGGGCGTTGGCAACCTCAGCCCTCTTGCGAGCGTCCCTATCATTTGTCGCCGGTATGCACTGGGGCATCATCCTGGGAGCCACCAGCTTTGCGTGGTACTTGCGGAGCTTGTCCTGCACCTGGGGAGAAGGGGACTCATCAGAAGATCCGCCCAATACCACAGGCCGGGCAGTGCGAGGATCATAATCAATGTTGGAGTACCCGGCAGCAAAAGCGGCGTTCTCATACCAGCGCCACTCAAGCGGCTTGCGCGCCTCTTTGTTGCGACGCACACACCGCTTCACATACTCTAATACCTTGTCTTTGGCCATTGGAAATCAACCAATCATCTGGGATGGCTTGAAGTACCCATCGGCAAGCATTCTCTCAAATGCTTTTGCCTGCTCGTTCTGTTCCGGCGTCTCGTTTTTCTTTGCATTTGAGAAATACTGCTCCCACAACCATGGGTCACCCATGGCAATTCCACCATAAGAGGGCAGGGGACTCTGGACATATCCACCGCCACCGCCAGGAACCTCTATAATCTCTGTGTCTGTCGCGCCAATGGCACCACCAACCCCAGACAAAGCGCTGCTTCCAATGGTGGCACCAGCCACAGCGCCAGGAGGGCCACCTGCCAGAAAACCAATTACCGCCCCAAGTATCCCACCACCAATCCCGCCAGCCGCCTCACCGGTACGGACTGAGCTTTGGTCAACGACCTCTTGCTCATGTGGTGGAGTCGGTGCCGTCCAACTCATCTAGTACCTGCCGTGTTGGGCGTACTGGGGAGCCTGTCCTTGCTGCTGAAACTGAGGGCGCGGCTGGAATTGGGGTTGCTGGAATTGGGGTTGCTGGAATTGGGGTTGCTGGAATTGGGGCGCTGCCGTACCGAACCCGCCGTACATCGGGGGAGGAGTGGGTTGCGTCCGGAAGCCAACCTGCTGCATTTGCGGCTGGTAATTGCCCTGCAACAATGGGAAATTTCCACTCTGCAACTGCTGCTGGAAATGCGGTTTTTGCCGCTTCGCTGCGGGGGCTCCGATGCCCTGCCTAAAGGACTCTATCCTTCCGGGTGTGGGGGGAGGTCTCGTTCCAGCCACCGCGCTCTCTTTTCTGAGCGTCGCCTCATACGCATTCCTGAGTGCCCCAAGCCCAATATCTACCAAAAACTCAGCCTCCCTCTGGTCTCGCTGGGGGGCATTTGTTAGCGGCACCTGCATCGTGCCGTAATTCCCTCCAACAGCCTGTTGCGCGAGAGGGGCTCCGATTTTTTGGGTTCCAACGCCCCAACTCTGGGGGTAGGGGCTCGATCCGCCAGCAAGCGACCCGAATCTGGGTGCCGCCCCCGGCACGGCAGGCGCAAAATCCTTGGGCGACTTCCCCTTGATAGCAGGAATGACATTACCACCACCAAGGCCCGCAAAAAAATCTTTTACCGCCATTTAATCACCTCGTAAGCAGGGGACGACTGCCGATGGGGGGGTAAGCGCCAACTGGAGTGCAAGGGAGCGAAGCACTTGTTCCAATTGTCGCTACGACAGTCGTCCCCAAAAGGAGCCAATTAGCGGATGGAACCCCACCCTCCTGTCCAGAAATTGGCGATGGCAGATTCCCGCCTATTCCCAGTTTGGCTGTTCCTGGCCTTAACCATCTTGCGTAGCGCCTCGAAAGTCAAGGGTTCTTCTTTTGCTTCGGGGAACTCCTTGCGGCACTTGAGGCACTTGGCCCCAGCAATAACTGGATGGGCGCACTCCCTCTTCTCCTTCGACTCCCGCTCCACAACAGACCTTCCCTTAAAGGGAAGCTGCCTGTTTGCAAAGATTGCGAGCACAAAGGCTGTGACCTCATCGTCGTGGTATCTCTCCCCCGTAATTGGGTCTGTGCCCTCCATCGCCTCTGGCAACATTCTGGAAGACTTCTTTACAAAGACCTCCAACTCCCTCAACGTATTTTTGTTGCGGATGATGCAAAGCCCCTGCTTCCAATAGGTTGTAGCTCCCCCTACGGCCTCTGCCTTGGACCGTCCGGTCATTTTCCAGCCCATCAAATCTGATGGCGAAAACTTCCTCGCATTGTCCGCAACTTTACGTCTGAAGATCCGATGCACCGGATAGCACGTCCTGAACAGAGCCAACGCCGCAGCACCACAAGAGTTCACCTCCGGTATCTGCCACGCCATGTTGTAGTACGCACCCAACGCCAACGCCTCAGATGCACACTCCTCCGGGTAACACTTCTCCCTGAAATGAGCCACCTGCTCTAGCTTATCTCCCCGCCGATAGACATGGATCGTGTTGTAGTCACAGTTGTCACTCACACCCTCCGCGTAATCAGACGAGATAATGTACTCCTCCCCCGCCACAGGGTGCTCATAAATGCGAATAGGGCCGAAGCTCTCCTTGACAAAGCTAAACATCCCAGAATTTACCTGCATCCTAGTATGACTTACCTGCGCCATCATGGCCTGCTGGTCCACATCTAGGGCCCTTCTCCCGCTTATTTCTATCAATTCCCCGCGTTCAGGGGGATTTTCAGTCGAAATGCGGTCAGATTGGGCTGCAATTTGGCCCATATCGAAGATTGTTATCGCGCTGGATAAGAATGCTTCTCGCCAGTGTGTTGGGTATTGGTTGCGGAATATCTGTACTTTTCCGTCACATCTGTCCTGGATCGCCCATCTTCTCCAGCAAATCCACCCCATTGGGTGCAATCTGTCCTGCTCTTCCATGGAGGACTTGGCCCATCTGGGTACGATGAAGTCCCTGAGCAGCAGCGATTCGTCCTCATTGAGGTTTAGGTTGTTGCTGTACTTCTCTATCCCACCTGCGTCTTCTCGCTGTACACAGGCCATCCAGTGGTAGAACTGCTCAACTTGGTATGCCTCTGGCACTTGGTGGCATTGTTGGTCGTCATCCAGCCAGGAGACGAACACAGGCTCAAACTCTGAGCGCCCAGCCACTGCCTCTTCCCACAGCCTGCTGTACGAGTCCCCTCTGCCCTCAGCGGTGGTGTCGATGACGATGGCCCCGGTGCCTCTCCTGACGGTGGGGAACATCTCTTTGATGATGGTGCTTTGGTTTCTGTACTTGGCGAACTCAGAGAGTAGCAGGTACTGGATGGTCGCACCTGTTCTGGCCAGCGGAGTGCGTTCGGTGAAGATGGAGATGGAGGAGTTGAGTCCATGGTCTGGTTTGGGTCCTCCCCTCTCCCATGCCATAAGCTCTTCCTCTGTCACATGTCGCCTGAAGTCCATCGGCTCTTTGAACGAGCGACTCCTTCCTGCTCTCTCTGGCCGTAGTGATGGTGGGTAGTTTGCGTAGAAGATGTGGTTTCTTTCGTGGATCCGCTCTGCCATATCGTCTAGCTGGGCCCCGATCACTACATTGGTGTTCGGCTTGAGCGCTGCCTGACGAAAGGCATCCATACAAAAGAAGGTCGTAGACCCAATCCGCCGTGCCTTGCAGAGGATAATCCGCAAGCAACCCTTAGTGTACCACTGGCGGTTGACGATATGAGCGATGCGCTTTTGAACCCGGCGAAGCTCTACCTTCGCGATAGGCCCGTCTTCCGGCGCGATGAAAAGAGGGGCTACTGGGTTGGACGCAAAGAAGTCTATGTCCGACAGACAGTCCTGCTTGAATCTCTCAGCCCTCGTCTCCATACAAACTCCCTAACGCCACGGACACACTCTCCCGAGTGTCATCCACTACCACAGTAGCCACACGGGCGGTAGGGGGCGCAGAGACGAGCTTACACGCTTCGATGAATCCCTGCTTGAATTGCTTGGCTGCGGCTAGCCTGTCCCTGGGGCTGGCAGACTCATCCGCCATCACATCAGCCTCCACAGTAGCCGAGGCGAACACAGCGGCGATTGCAGCCCTTACAGCGGGCCCGTGGGCCTTCTCAGCCTCCCAACTAAGACCAGCGAACATAGCGTCCACCGTAGCAGGAGGGAGGTTGCCAAGCTGCAACCCCAGGCTAGACACAGGCTTTTTACCACTCATGTGGGCAGCGTGAGCACGGTGTATTCAATGGCAGGGGCCGGGGCAGCAGGAGCCGTAATTTGCAGCGCAGTAATCCCAAGCGTAGCGTCAGACCCGGCAGCGGCCATAAACATTGTCCCGGTAAACCCAGCAACGGCACCCGCAGTTACCCGGAAAATGGCCGACCCAGATGTCTGGGCAAACACAAGGACGCTGTTGGCGGGCATCGCCACCGTAGCGATAGCAGCAGGCGGGATCGTCCCCCGAACAAGTGTGTACCCGTCAGGGAGAACAAAGTCCTCCCACTTACGGATGTCATCAGGCAACTCGTACTCGATGTCCGTCTGCTGCTTGTTGCTGATGCGAAGCAA